ACCAGATCACCCATACGTGGGCGAGAAGCGGCAACTTCTTTCTGTGCAGTAATGATACCATTGAGTTTTTCCATGTGACTTGGAATCTCATTGACATCAATGACATAATGGATTTCTTTGTAACCTTCTTTTTCAATATCTGCATAACCGGTACATTGGTAGTCTGGAGTGACTGTCAATGTAGGCACGTCTTTGTTCAGATAAAGAGAAGCGATTGAGATCGGAGCTGGATGGTTTTTAGCCACGTGTTCCGCTGAAGAATAGATATTCAGAATACTCAATTGAGCTTTTGCCATAGCAGACTTCAACGTACTGAATTGTAACCAGTGAAGAAGATCTTGACTATCCAAACCCAGGTTAGAACCAGAGGTTAATAGACTGAGAGAACGAATGATGTTCTGTACAGTTCCATCTACAGCCGATTTTGTTTTTCCTTGTTCATTCAAATCGTAAGAAATGACAACAGGAAGTTGGATTTGTTTTGCGATGTTATCGAGTGATTTAAAGGTATTGATGGTGTTTTCACACATCTTACCTGACTCAACGCCACCGATAGCCAAACCAATAACTGGCAGTTTACGTTTCAGCAGTTCACCGATAATCAAAGGTCCAATAACAGAACCTGAACCACCAGATGTTGAGAAGACCACCAAATTGAAATCTTGTGGTTTGTGTTGAATCAACATTTCGCCAGTGACATCGCGAATGTCGTCGTGGTTAAGACCACGCTCACTACCAGAACCATCTTTACCTTTCAGAATGTAAGAAAGGTTTTCTTTGACGCCGTTGGCATCTAAATTGGAACGACTGGTATCAATGAACGCAGTCAGGATTTCAGCATTGCCTGTAGGACCTTGAGCGATTTTCAAACCACTGACAATGTTAGTGCCAGCACCGCCGCATCCATACACCATTATTTTACGCATAGGTTTTCTATTCCTCTTGATTAAAAAACAAGTAAATCTATGAACAAAAGCTTCACGGGAAATACCATGAATATTATTGAGAAAGCTATCACCGATTTGAGTTTCAATATTCCAAGAGAGATCTTGGAAAGAACATTTGTCAGTGTGGATCTGTTTGGTCGTTTAATTCCTGTATCACTGGAAACAAAGATTCGTGAAAAGGTTATTGACGCCAGAGTCTTAGTAGACATGAACATTATAGGTGGAGAACAAGTCACCTTCGCACTGGACGATATTAATCCCCAATGGATAGATCCGCCGTATTCCGCTGTCTATAAGATTCCAAAAACGAAAACGAGAGGACAACGCATTTCTTCTGTGTTGTCAGTTGCTTATGGAGCTATGAATGCTTCTGGAAATATCTTCTCAGCGCAAGCAGCTTCCAGTCCTATGTTGGACGCAGTGGGTCAAGTGTTACAAGCAGCAATGCCGATTCCCATGGTTTCTACTGCATCGGTAGAAATGATTGGAGAGAACACGATCTTTGTCAAAGACACAATCAATATCCCTACGCAGTTATGGTGTCGGTGCTTTATTGAGAATGATGAAAATCTGAATAACCTGAGTGTTCGATACGCACATGACTTCAGTCAGTTGGTAGAACTTGCTACAAAAGCTTATGTATTCAATTCAATGAATATTAAATTGGATATGGGGCAATTGCATGCTGGTTTAAATCTCGGTAAGATTCGAGAAATCATCGATGGATACGCCGATGCGAACGAACAGTACAAACAACACCTGGAAGAAACAATGCGTAAAGTCTCTATCATGAATGATGGAGCTACACACAAACGTATCCTGGGTATGTTGGTAGGTGGTGGTCGCTAACGAATAAAATGAGAGAGCGTGAGCTCTCTCATTTATTTTGCGTTTGTTGGTATTTGACACCAATATCAGCAATCAATCTATCGGCTTCGTTCACTGTAAAAGATTCCTGATTGTAATCCACAATTGAATAAATCAAATCGTAAGGAATATCATCAGAAAGCTCAGAATCGATTCGTAAGAAAAGATCACGAGTTGTGAGTATTGTGTTGGCCGACACTGTTGGTATTCTCCCATTCTTGTTGTTAACAGGATCACTGTAGTAATATATATTCCGAAGATTTTAGAATACAATTACCCAGCATTTACCAATTGATCAGATGTAACAGACTGGCCAGCAATAGGACCCAGTTCATCACCAGAGTTGTAATTGTCTACAACACACTTCTTGGCATCAGCAATAGTATTCACTACGCTCATGTTCTGACCTTTAATTAACAACACAATGTTATCAACGCTTTCACCTTGATTCTCAATGTGTTCAATATCTTGTTCTTCGATAATGAAAACAGTCCGTTCTGGACGAGTCACATTCTTAACAATGTCAACGCCCATATTGAACAGATTGTTTTTGTAAGGATGAAACAAGAAGACTGATTGAACAATCTCTTCTTTCATAGCCTCATCAATCTGTTGGCTTTCCATAGTAACGATTTCAGCATCGTGGTTCAGAAAGATAGCTTCTAAACCCACCATGAACTCAGCAGCTTTTGTATGGTCTTCAAAACCAAACATAGCAATCTTCATCTTGGGTTTGACTTTCTTGGGTTCTGGGTTCTTTAAACCGTATTGTTCAAAACGACTCATTCTGCACCGCCAGTATCGTCAGCAGGTTTAGGATCACCTTCCCCTTCAGGAGGTGGTGTGTTATCAGATTCACCTTCAGTGGCTTTAGGTGCATTAGGATCAACACCATCAATGGGTTCTGGAGTAGCGCCAGACGTACCATCAGCAACGGGTTCTTTGGTATTCAAGAATGTACGACATTCATCAAGACTTTCCAATACCTGAATGCCTTCTTTACGAAGTTCAGCGACTATTGCATCAATCGAATGTTTCTTGTCTTCAGCAAACGATTGTCCATTGTCTTCACTCAGTACACAAAGGATTGTGCGACTAGGAGACTTTATGGCAGATATAGCAGCTTCCACAAAAGAAAAAAACCCAGTATGTAAAGGAGTAAAAACGAAGAGATTATAATCTGCGCTCGCTTTAATTTCATCTTCTTGCGCTTTAGCTTCATCACTCCAGTTCTCAACAATGGGATTAAAGAATGCGATAGTTAACCCATCAGTTAACACCTTTCTCCATTGACTACCATTACAAGTACCACCCAGGAATACCAGGGCTTTCTTTTTAACGATGTCATTAACAGGATCAGCAGCAGGTACTGCTGCAACGGGTTCTGCTGGTGGAGGGGTATTAGCAACAGCGGGTTCGCCTTCTTTAGGGGCTTCAGGATTGTCAGTAGTACCATCAACAGCTTTAGGTTCTTCTGTTTGTACGGGTTCTACAGCAGGTTTTTCAGTTGTGTCATCTTCTAGTCCGTAACTAGAAAAACGATTCTTAGCCATGAATACTTCCTCTTTCTAACAGGATTTTTGGAATCATATTGATAAGTTTTATTTACATCAGCTTTAAATCAAATTTCGGAAATTTTTAGCTCTCTTCTCTCTTTCTGTTGGTTATAGCTAGTTGGTCTTGTTAGTCTCTCTCCTATGGCTTCCTATTGGTCGTCATATGTCTTCTCTTCTCTTTGTCTATTTTCTGATTTTCCTAAATAATTTTTGGATTGGGATTTCATCCCATCCTTTTCCCTTTTCTTAGTTACCCGTATAGCTTCTCCCCCCTTCCTCATAGGTTTCCCCCCAAATTATTTATTTACATACAAGACCAATAATATTTAAAAAGTAAAAAAAAAAGAATAGGAGCTAAACCCTATTCTTTTTCTCATCAGAAAGATCAGAAGGTAATACAAATACCATTGATCTTAGTTTGATGTTGGAGACCATGATGCCAGATCGGAAGACCTGTTTCAACAAACAAATAATCCATGAGATCATCTGCTTCCTTATCACAATCCCCTTTCAGGATAATATTCAGTTTATCAATCAGAACAGAATGAACATCAAACATATGCTCGATGATATCCGATCCACTATAACCACTGAAGTCATCCAACATCAGCAAAGTATGTCGCTTGATTAACTCAAACGGATTGCTGATGGTTAAGATATCATCCCCCACACTGTCTTCATCATCGAGAGTCCTCCAGCTAGCCGCAGGATCGATGTATTTACCAAGATGAGTAAAGTCCCTTGGCATATGCTTAAAGTCCGCCACAGGCTGTTCCAGGAAGGTAATTCCAGGTTCACTAACATGAGCAAAACATTCCGGCACTTGACGTTCTGTTATTTGTAACATACTCCTAATCCCCTTTTAAAATTGACATGTGAAAAAACAGACACGATTGTCACCGTGGTAATAAATATCTGTGTATTTTTAGAATCGCTAATACTGTGACAACATTTTAATCCCCTTTTGGAATCGATATGACCAAAAATATTAAAAGTGTATTTGCTGAAGTCGGCAAAGACCTCGTGATTGACAAAGCGTTAATCAGAAACATTCATCTTTACGCTGTTTTGTTTGTAAACAAGAACCAAGACCATATTGCTTTCTTCGGTGGAAACTTATTGGGCGTGCATCCAATTCGTTTCAAAGACGAAGACAATGATCGTTGGTTTGACGATATCTTGAATATGGATGAAATTTATCTCCGTGATGAAATCCATAATCTTCCTACGGTAACACCAGAATACCGTGTTGCTAGTAATGTGTTCTTTCTCTCCTGTGTCGCATTGACGAATAAGATCTTCAATTCTACCTTACTGTCTCAAACTGAGAAAGAGCAAGGTATGGTTGATGTATTGAAAATCATGCAGTACAAAATGATTACCAGCTTAATGGTAAAGTATTTTCCTTACCCGGCTGACCAGCGTGTCGCTGAAGCCACCTACGCGGCTCTTAACATGAAGTTCAGCTTAAAGGTGCATGGTACGTGGGATAAACTTATCGAGGCTAGAGCGCGTGATGTGATCTCTCATAACAGCATTCACCATTCTGCTATTCGTGATATGGAAAACGATGCCAAAACCTGTTACATTGTTACTGACTGTAAAACTCGTCTTAATGATGTTGTTAAAACCATGCGTGGTGTGTTCCAAACTATCCTAGATAGCAAGGGAAAATTTATCACTACCACATCCATCGGTATTGACATGGAAGGTGCTTCGTTTATCAAAGACAAATCCAGAAACTATTCAACGTACAAACGTTATCTTCATGAACAGATTTCTGAAAGAACCAGCTTCATCAAAATTGAATTGGTTCAGATTGTCAGTAAAGCCATGCAGTCTATGTCTGAACAGTATCTGGTTGATACCTTAGATTACATGGTGAATCATTATCGATATCGTGGTGATCATCTGGTTGAAGAAATACTCGATGATGTTTTACTCCACACTTTCGATTACTTGAGTTCCAATAAAGCTTTGATTGGAAATCCTAATGATCTTGCTGCTGTGACTACCAAGCTTCGTGCCGTATTCATGTCTTCTCGTAGCAAAGATCCAATGTTGTTAAAAATAAGAAAGAACATCGAAACGATTGTAGCTAAGTCGATTCGTAGTCGAGATGAAACCGTTTACGCTAGTGTTCGGACTGGTGTAATGCTGTATCTGGTTTTGCGTGCATTTACCATGAGGCATTATTCGAAGTAAGGATAGCACTATGTTAATTGATTGGTTGTTCAAGTTTTTCTCAAAGGACTATGCGCCTAAGAAAACAAAGAAGTGTTTTGTGATTCAAGAATGTATCGTTCCGTTCACAATGGCGCGATACGATCGAACTATAAAAATCAATCTATACACAAGGAAAACCAAACATATCCACACGTACATAAATCCATTTCTAAAACCAGAGGAAAAGATCGAGTACTCTGGAGTCATTCATGCCGTCATTACTTTTAAAGACGGTTCGAAGGAAGAACACTCTTTTGAATTTCAAAAGGGTTTCTACAGGAATGACTTGGAATTTGCGTACACGACATCCAAGAAGTACTTTTAACAAAAGCAAATAAATTGGAGAGGCTCAGCCTCTCCAATTATTCGTTCGTTGATTATAACGATTGGCTTCGCTCCAATGAGAACCTTTGTTAAAGTTCAGAGCATTGCGTCGTTGAGCTAATTGCATCTGCGAATCTTTCACGTCCCGCATTTGATTGATTAACTCATCAATAGTATTAACTTCACCTTCATGGTCAGTCAATTGAGAACTTAAGAACTGGAGTCTGTGTTCGATAATGGAAGATTGAATTGTATCATGTTCTTCCGTTAATTTATCGAGCAGTACTTGTACTTCAGCCTTTATTCGTTTCTGGTCTTCAATCTTTCTTTCTTCTTCTTCCGTAAGTTCTCTGCCGTACGTTCTAACATTTGACAGAACTTGTGAAGTTTCAATACCATAGAAGCTAAGATTTCGAGAATGAGTAAGGAACCAGCAACCAAGCAACCAGCTAATAACCATATCGTCGTGACCACTACTAGCATGATCGATTCTATCATTCTTCACCACCAAGCCAAGAATTTCATTGATTAGCTGTTTATCCTTAACCAAGTGACCCGCTATTTTGGCGGATTCTGGAAGGACTGTTCTATACAATGTGTGCCTTGAATCTGCGGTAGTATTGAAACCAAACTTGTTACGAATGTTATCATAGAACGTAAATGAACGTCTGTCCATTGGCGTATTGATAATGTTCCAAGCTGTGGTATCGGTATCCATTACTTCCACTAAACGATTATAAATGCGTTTAAATGGATCAATTCCGTACTTCGGTAACAAGACCAATAAGGTATCGATAATGGATTGTCCAGTGGACTTCTTCTCAATGATCATGGTGCAGTTCTGATATTTGATCAAGAACTCAGCTAACCAATGAGAGAAACGAAGAATGTTGGTTTCATTGATACTCGCTGTACCAATGACTTCTAAACTACGAATGTCTTTCAACGTCAATGCAATAGCATCACGGCCTACCGCCTCAGATGAATCCACAGACAAAACTGTTTGGAAGTTATCCATGTAGTTCTTAACCTGATGTTCTGGCAGATACCATTGGAACATGTAGTAGTCTTTAGAGATGTCTGTGTGAATAACCTCAACCTGACTATTACGAATCCGATCATTGAGTTCTGGTGACAATGGAGAACGTTGCGTACCTGAAGTCCAAAGGTTAAAGAAGTCACGGTCTGCTACTTCACCTTTTGCATACGCTTCAGCCATGGCATCCATTAACCATTGATCGGTTTTACCCAATTGACGGTGACTGAATGTTCCATTGATCAATGCTTTACGACCAGTGGCTTTTGTCATCACTAAATGTTTAAGACGAGCTTTATCACCAGCATCAAGAAACTTCTCAACCCAGTAAGCACCATCATGAATAAACTCGTACATGAACTTACCATCACGGTCATCTTTCTTACCGGCGGTAGTTGTGAAGATATTACCGCATGGTTGGCCATTCAACTCAGCCTCCTCACGAGCCGCTGTACCGG